AAGATGATCAACTTAAACAAGCCGCTATGGGGGTAGAATGAAATTTCGTGAGATAACATCTGCTGATGCCTCTGTAGAGGCCAAGATTGAGGCACTAGGCATAGTCCTTGATAAGTTATTTAGCAAGATCGAGGTCAAAGTTGACACTGTTTCCAAGGAAATTGGCCCTCAAGGCCCCAAAGGAGACAAGGGAGACCGTGGTCCTGCTGGTCCAGAAGGCACTATGGGACCTATGGGACTGCGTGGTAAGGACGGAGAAGCCGGTAAAGACGGCCCTACCGGCCCTACAGGCACCTCTGTAGCCGATGCTAGGATTGATTTTGATGGCTCCCTAGTCATTGTGCTCTCAGACGGCACTGAAATCGATGCAGGCACGGTTGTAACCCCTGATATGGCAGAAAAATTGTCTGTATTCACCTCCAAGGGCGGATCAATCCAGTTTAGTGCCTACACAAACACCCCGCTGACCATCGCAGGCTTTGTAGAAATAGCCGATGCTAACGGTATTACCAGAAAATTAGCAGTTGTAGCATAAAAATGCTTGACAAATTCATTATTTTGTGGTAGAATAACAACAATGTTACCAGAATTACAGCAGTACTACGAAGACAGGCTTTTTATGATGACCACCCCAGCGTGGGCACAACTCATAGAAGACCTAATAGAGATGCGTACCCAGTACGAGAACATCCGAAACTGCGATGCAGTGACCCTAGAGTTTAGAAAAGGACAGGTAGACATTTTAGACTACATCATTGGTCTAAAAGACTTGTCCGAACAAACCTACGAGGAACTGCAAAATGGCGAAAAGAATATTTGAATTCCGCTGTGCCAAAGGGCACGTAAGCGATAAGTATGTTGATGAGTCTGTAACTGTCATACAGTGTCCGCACTGTACAAATGACGCTAGCAGGATCATCTCAACTCCTAGAATCTCTTTAGATGGGTGCTCAGGGCACTTTCCATCTGCAAGTAGGGCCTGGGAGAAGCGGCGAGAGTCGCATATAAAGTACGAACGTAAAGTTGGTATTTCAGAGGGATAAGAGAACCCCCTCAAATGTAATAAGTGTTCTTTCTTAATGCTGTTAAAGCACGGGAGACAATAGATGGCTAGTTTTATTGAAGAAGGTATTGATGAACAACCAACCGATGAAGTGATTTCAGAACTTGGTGCAGATACGGCTCAGGAATTAAAAGAAGTTTTACAACCAGAGCCAGGGTCACAATCAGATGTAGAAGGAATGCTCCCTGAGAAGTACAAGGGTAAGAGCGTCAAAGAGATTGTGAATATGCACATGGAGGCCGAGAAGTTAATTGGCAGACAAGGTAGTGAAGTCGGTGAACTTCGTAAGGTTGTAGATGATTTCATTAAAGCCCAAACTACAACAAAACAGCAACTGCAAGACGAATCTACCGAAGAAGTTGATTTCTTCGCTGATCCTAAACGTGCGGTAGAGAAGGCGATTGAAAACCATCCTAAGATTAGAGAAGCTGAAAAACTCTCATCTGAGATGGCAGCGGCAAAGGCGTTTAACGAACTAAAGACACGGCATCCTGACTTCCAAGAAGTTGTTGCCGATCCTGCATTCCAGAATTGGGTTGCAGCCTCCAAAGTGAGGGCAGAGTTGTTTGTTCGTGCAGACCGTTCTTTTGACTATGATGCTGGTGATGAGTTGTTATCTACATGGAAAGAGCGTAGACAAGCAGCACAGCAGACAGTATCTGGTGAGAAGCAGGTCCGAAGCCAAGCCATCAAGGCAGCTACTACCACAGTGTCATCGGGCAGTGATGAAGCACCTTCTAAGAAGATTTATCGCCGTGCAGACATTATTAAACTCATGCAAACTGATCCTGACAAGTATGACAGTATGCAGCCAGAAATTATGGCAGCTTACTCAGAAGGTCGGGTGAGGTAAACTTAACAATATTAACAAAGGAAATTTATTATGCCATTAGGTTCAGGTCACGTTATCCAAACAAACGTCAACACCGCAGGTTTTATTCCTGAGGTATGGTCTGACGAAATCATTGCTGCTTACAAAAAGAATCTCGTAGCAGCAAATCTGTTTAAAAAGATGAACATGAAAGGTCGTAAGGGAGATGTTGTTCACTTCCCATCGCCTGATCGTAAATCTGCTGCAATCAAGAGTGCAAACTCGCAAGTTACTGTCAACGCCGAGAGTGGTACGGAAAAGACTGTAACGATCAACAACCATTATGAGTACAGCCGCTTGATCGAAGACTTTGCTGAAGTTCAGGCTCTGTCCTCACTGCGCCGCTTCTACACAGAAGACGCTGGCTATGCTCTGGCTACCCAGATTGACACATCACTGGTTCAGTTAGGCCGTGGTGCTCAGACGGGCGCTGGTACTGCTGCTTATGACGATGGCTATATCGGTGGTGACGGCAACACGAAGTACGTTGCAGCCAGCAACAACGAGAGTGCATTGACTGACGCAGGTATTCGCCGTGCAATTCAGCGTCTTGATGACCAGGACGTTCCGATGGATGGTCGTTTTATGATCGTTCCTCCGGTTGCTCGTAACACCCTCATGGGCATCGCTCGCTTTACTGAGCAGGCTTTTGTTGGTGACGGCGCTTCTATCCGCAACGGTCAAATCGGTGACGTTTATGGCGTTAAAGTGTTTGTTTCTAACAACGCTGATACGACCAACGGCTCCAACGCTGCCCGTGTTTGCTTGCTTGCACACCCAGAGGCATTTGTTCTGGTTGAGCAGCTTGGCATCCGTGTTCAGACTCAGTACAAACAAGAGTACCTTGGTACCCTGTTGACTGCTGATACACTCTACGGTGTTGGCGAGTTGCGTGATACCTCCGCTGTGGCTTTGGTTATCCCCGCCTAATCGGGAATGACTAACGGGGCTGGCTCATAAGGCCGGCCCCACCACTAACTATAGGAGATTATTATGGCAGCTTCAAGTGTAGTAGTTAAACGAGGGCGTGAACAGTTTCAGGGCTTGTTCTCTGAAATGTGGGCTGTTACTTGCTCTATTAATATCCCTGATTGCAATGATGGAGACGCTACTGGAGACAGTATTGCGGTTCCTGGTGTTGCTCTTGGTGATATTGTTATTTCTTTCTCTCTTGGTGTAGACCAAGAAGGGCTTGTTGGTCAGGCTTATGTTAGCGCAGCTAACGAAGTTAAGATTATTGTTGTTAATGGAACTGGAGCATCAGTTAACTTAGCAGCAACAACAGCTAAATTGGTTGTAGCACGTTCAGCATTCTAAACCTTACGGTTTTGCCCCCACAAGGGGCTTTTCTTTAGTGCTCTAGCAAGAACATTAAAGAAAAGACGAATAGGAGTACTAATGATACCCCGTACTTACCCTAGTACGTTTCAGGCAGTTACTGGACAACAGCAGATGGTTGTCTTTGTCTTGCCGAGCATCGCTGGATTAACAGCTTGGATTGACTACATTCCTGTTAAACAACCAGCAATAATCACTTCTTATAATACTTACGATAACGATAGCGCACTGCTTGTTGATGTTTTGGCAAGTACAACAGGTAAAGAGTCTTGGATAGACTATATTCCTGTTTATGTAGACGCTGCTTACACAACACCTTGGACAACTGACGCTGGTGGTTTTATTCCTTGTTATCCAATTGGTGCTGCCGCTGTAGATAATCTCTTGCTGGAAAACGGAGATGCGATTCTCCTAGAGTCTGGCGATCTAATACTTCTGGAGTAATAAATGGCCGATACCAAAATATCCGCACTAACCGCATTAGTCGCTGGCGACATACAACATACTTCTGATGTTGTTGCAATTGTTGACACCAGTGTTACTACTACTAAAAAGGCTACTGCTCAGGCGGTAGTTAATGCTGTACTTGCTCAGAATACCGATACAACGGTTACTGGCACCATCAACCAGACTACAATCCCAACCAGCAAGACTCTATTAGTCTCTACCGATATAGGTTCTACTGTACAAGGCTATGATGCTCAGTTAGCAGATGTGGCTGGTTTAGCTGTTACTGATGGCAACTTCATTGTTGGTAACGGTACTAACTTCGTAGCGGAGTCTGGCTCTACTGCCCGTACTAGCCTTGGTTTAGGTACCGGCGATAGTCCTGAGTTTACCGCAGTCAACATTGGCAGCGCCACTGATACAACAGTTACCAGAGTATCAGCAGGGGTAATTGCAGTTGAGGGCAGCAATGTCCTGTTGGCTTCCAATATTGGCACATCTGTGCAGGCCTATGATGCCCAATTAGCTGATGTGGCAGGCTTGACACCGACTGATAATGGTGTTATAATTGGAAATGGTGCTAACTTTGTAGTCGAGTCTGGTGCTACGCTTAAGACCTCGCTTGGTCTGACCATTGGCACAGACGTACAAGCCTATGATGCCCAGCTTGCTGACATTGCCGGCCTTACTCCGACAGATAACGGAGTAATTATCGGCAACGGTGCCAACTTTGTTGTTGAATCAGGAGCTACTCTAAAGACTTCCCTTGGTTTGACTATTGGCACAGATGTCCAGGCTTATGACAGCAATCTAACATCGTTTGTTAATACCTTTACCCTACCTACCGCCGATGGTACAACTGATCAGGTATTAAAGACCAACGGTTCTGGAACTATTTCTTTTGCAACACCAAGCGGTATAACTACAGGTAAAGCCATCGCAATGGCTATTGTTTTTGGCTAACTCATAGGAGAATTTCATGGCCGCACCAAATATCGTAAACGTCACAACCATAATAGGCAAGACAGTCGGCGCAGCACTTACCACAGGTAGCGCAGACATCTTAACTAACTCCGCAGCCAGCGGTAAAGTGTTTAAGGTCAATGCAATTTTGGTAGCCAACGTAGATGGGTCTGCTAATGCAGATGTAACTATTGGCTTCTACAACGCTGACAATACTACAACTTACAAAATAGCAAGCACAATTACAGTCCCTGCTGATGCAACAATTGATGTATTGAGTAAATCACTTTATCTTGAAGAGGGCGATAAGATTACAGCATTAGCTTCAGCTTCAGGTGATCTTGAAATTGTTGTGTCTTATGAGGAGCTTTCGTAATGGCGCAATTTCCAAGTCAATCTAACGCAGACGGAATTTGGAAACTAAACGAAGTCCGTAATGCATTGCGAGGCAGCAACTGGCCTTTGTCTTTAATAACCGTTGACTTCCTCGTAATTGCTGGTGGCGCTTCTGGCGGTTCTGGCATTGAAAGTTATGGTGGATTTGGCGCCGCCGGAGGCGGTGGCGCTGGTGGATATAGGTCATCTGTTACTGGATATAACTCTGGTGGTGGCGCAAGCGCAGAAACTAAAATTTCTGCAACCCCTGGAACAACATACACCATTACTGTTGGCGCTGGCGGGGCAGCAGTAACATCAACCCCAAATCCCGGAGCAGGTGGATTTAAGGGAAATAACGGAAGCGACTCATCCATTTCTGGAACTGGTTTAACCACTATTACCTCAATTGGTGGCGGCGCTGGTACGAGGGGCGCCCCGAACAGCGGAGGTTCGGGAGGGGGGAGTGATTATAGCAATAGTCCTGGAGGAGCCGGAACCGCAAACCAAGGTTATGCTGGAGCAGCGGGAAACAATGTTGCAACACAAGGTGGTGGCGGCGGTGGTGCGGGAGCTGCAGGATCCACCGGCAGTACAACAGGAGTTGGCGGCATTGGTGTTCAATCACCAATTTCAAGCACAACAGACGCATTAACTTATCGTGCTGGTGGCGGCGGCGGTAGTGGATTTAACCCTGCCGCAGCCGGTGGTAATGGTGGTGGGGGTGCTGGCGGGTTACAAAATACAAACGCCGCAACCAATGGAACCGCAAACACAGGTGGTGGTGGTGGCGGTGCTGGCGGCGCAGAAACTTCTGGTGCTGGTGGCAAAGGAGTTATAATTTTACGCCACTCAAGCAGCATTGCAACAGCCACAACTACTGGAAGCCCAACCGTTACAACTGGCGGTGGATACACAATCTATGTGTTCAATGGCGATGGCACAATTGTTTGGAGTTAAATAATATGGCTTACTTTGCAAAATTAGATGAAAACAACATTGTTTTAAATGTTCACGCCGTTGAAAATTCTGTTATTGAAATTGATGGCGTGGAAAGCGAACAAAAAGGAATTGAGTTTTTACAATCAATTCATGGACACCAATATTGGAAGCAAACTTCTTTTAATATGGTTGCCGGAGTACATAGAGAGGGAAAGGCTGCATTTAGAAAAAACTTTGCTTCTGTTGGTGATTTGTATGACCCACAACGAGATGCGTTTATGGCTCCAAAACCATATCCTAGTTGGCTGTTAGACGAAGAAACCTGTTATTGGACTCCACCTACTCCATATCCTACAAGTGAAAGTCCAGATGGAGGTAGAACATATCATTGGGTAGAAGAAACAATGTCTTGGGAGCCAAGTGGAACAACGGTGGCTAAATATGAGTAGATTTTATGAACTAGGATATTTTGGAAACATTTGGGTTCGTCAAAACTCAATTGACAAAGCAGGCGACTCTTTTCCTGGACACAAACATCACTTTGACCATGTAACTTTATTGGTGCAAGGGAAAATTATTGTTGAGGTTGAGGGGTACGAGCCAAAAGAATATACAGCCCCTACTTTTGTTGTAATTAGCAAAGACAAGCAACACAAAATGACGGCAATTACAGACAATGTAATTTATTACTGCGTTTTTGCGCTTAGAGATGATAATGGTGAGGTTATAGACGCAATGTATGCTGATAAACATAACCCATTGTCGGCTATGCAACTCGACCCAGAAAGCCAAATGCCAACGGACGGTAGAGAGTACACATGGTCTAAAGTAACAAAAACCTGGATTCCAGTTTTGCCGTGAAATATGTTTTACGGTTTCCAAGGTTTATTTCGTGCATCGAGTCCAAGGAGTTGTCTAAGTGGGCTTTAGAAAACAAACACAAAAGGTTTTTTAAAGACGCTGGTATGGGTGGGTGTAGGATAACAACCAGATACTCAACAAACATGGATTTCAAGTACCCAGAAATAGTTAAAGACATAAGAAAAAGGATTGTTGATTTAATGGGTCTACACGAGGAAGAAACCGCTGGCATCTACCCGCCATTTAAAGACGGGGCTGTTGCTAGTTGTGCTTTTTCAGGAGACACTTGTTATGAACATATTGACCCAATTTGGCACGATGGTTTTAACACCATGCATTGTAATGTTATAACTCAATCACCAGAAAGCGGCGGAGATTTGGTTTTGGGCGGTACGGTTGAGCCGATGCAAGAAAAAGAATTGGTTTGTTATTTGGTATCAAAAACTCCTCATGAAACAACTTTGATACAGGGCAAAAAAGAAAGACTTATGTGGGTTTTTGGTTTTTGCATAGAAGACAATAAGTGGGCTAATTTAATTCAAAAATACTAATTTTTATATTAAAGGTTAAATAATGGCAAGCATCGCAGAAGTACAAGGACAACTTGACACCCACGAGGCCGTCTGTGCTGAACGCTATGCAGGCATCAATGCCAGACTCAAGCGACTAGAACAGATCCTGCTTGGGACTACTGGTTTCATTGTAATTCTATTACTCAGCTTAGTTCTTAAGTAGGTTAATATGAGCAGAAAAGTCTCCGCTGTTGCTGCCAGAACTAACGCTACTAAGGTAACTTTATTAACAGTACCTACCAAGAATACTGGTCTTTGGACAACAATGTATGTTATTAGCACTGCCGGTACAGAGACACCTAAAGTGTTTTGGTATGATGCGTCTACTAATACTGAATACTTTGTTGTTGGTGGTAAAAACTTAGGTGTGGGTGAGTATATTTTATTAGCAGATAAAGAAGTAGTACTACAAGCTGGTGATGAAATTAGGATTCAAAACGCAGGAAGCAATTCTGTAACTTACATAGCAACAGTAGAGTTTATCCCTGAAACAGCAGTCCAATTCCAATTCTAAGGAGAATAGTATGCCAATGGTAGACGGAAAGAAATACCCTTACACAAAGAAGGGCAAACAAGAGGCAGCTTCGGCAAAGATTAGCAAACTTCGTAAGGAAGGTATGCCCCAGAAGCAAGCGGTTGCAGTTGGCCTAGCCATGACAGGAATGTCTAAGAAGAAGAAAGCCAAGAAATGAAGCCCGGCCTCTATGCCAATATCAATGCAAAGCGTAAACGGATAGCTGAGGGATCTGGTGAGAAGATGCGTAAAGTTGGTTCCAAAGGCGCACCTACTGCTAAGGCATTCAAACAAGCTAAGAAGACTGCGAAGAAATAATGGTCAAAAAAGTATATCAGAACCCAGAAGGTGGCTTAAATGCCAAAGGCAGGGCATACTTTAAGAACAAGGAAGGCGCTAACCTGAAGCCTCCAGTATCTGCTAAAGAGGCTGCAAAGTCTCCTAAGAAGGCTGCTCGTAGGAAGTCTTTCTGTGCTCGTATGAGTGGTGTTCCTGGCCCTATGCAAGATGAGAAGGGCAGACCAACAAGGAAGGCTCTAGCACTAAAGAAATGGGATTGCTAAATGTCTAACAAAACTTACTTACAACTTGTAAATGATGTTCTGGTTCGATTGCGTGAGCCAGAGGTTACTGCTGTTACTGATAACACTTATTCCAAGTTAATTGGTAAGTTTGTTAATGACGCTAAACGGCAGGTAGAAGACTCCTTTAACTGGAACTCTCTGAGGACAACACAAGCAGTTACAACTACGTCTTCAGTGTACAGTTATTCCTTAACAGGATGTGGACAACGATTCCGTGTCTTGTATGTTCTGAATGGCGGTGATGATTGGTTCTTAGGTTATAAGACTAGAACAGAGATGGCTGACCTGATCTTTAATCAGCCTCTAGTGTCTGGTTCTCCTGAATATTACAGTTTTAATGGTGTTGACAGCAACGGAGATACCAAGGTAGACTTGTATTCTGTTCCTGATGGCGTGTACACAATAAACTTTGAAGTTATTAAACCACAGGCAGAGTTAACTGTTTCTGCTGATGAGCTTAAAGTACCATCAGAGCCTGTGATCTTCCTAGCCTATGCCAAGTCCTTAAATGAACGTGGCGAGGACAACGGAGTAAACAGCACTGAAGCCTACCAGTTGTACCGTCAATCCTTAGCTGACCACATTGCCATTGCTGATGGCAGACAAGAAGAAGACCTTATTTGGACTTCCTATTAATGAAAACAATACAAACTGCTACTATTGCTGCTCCAGGCTTTCTGGGCTTAAACAGTCAAGAAAGTAGTATTCAGTTGTCTTCTGGGTATGCTCTGAAGGCACAGAATTGTGTTATTGATAAGTATGGACGTATTGGTGCAAGGCGTGGTTGGACTAGGGTAAACTCTACTGTCAATACAGACCTTGGCTCTAGCAATCCCGTGTCTTTTATGTTTGAGATGACTGATGCTGGTGGTAACCAGCTTATCAGTGCCGGTAATAATAAGTTGTTTACTGGTACCACAACCATGACCACTAAGACTGTCAGGACACAGGCCAATACTGCTGATGTGTCTTACACTATCACAGCTAATAACTGGCAAGCCGCAGCATTGCCTTATGGTGATGGCTCTGACGCTGTCTCCCATGCCTATATGGTACAGACAGGACACCCTGTACTGGTCTTCCACAACCTACCTACTCCCGGCACCGGCGCTACCTTTGCTGTTGCTACGATTAGTGGTGGTGGTGGTACTGGTCCAATAGCGACTGTAACGGTATCTGCTGCTGGATCTGGCTACAGTGTAGGCGATATTTTGACTATGGCAGGCGGTACAGGCACTGGTGCTAAACTGACGGTAGCAACCCTAAGCGGTACTGGGGTAGCCACGGTAACTGTCTCTACTGCCGGTACTGGATATACTGTAGCAAATGCTTTGACCAGCACAGTAACCACTATTGCCAATCCACATTCCCATTCTGGCTCTTTTGGCTTTCAGCAACTAGGCGATATTGGCACCATGCCAACAGGCTATTCTATATCAGACTTTAAACCTAACTGTGTCTTAGCTGCCTATGGTCGTATCTGGATGGCAGACATTGTTGGTGATAGACAGACTGTGTACTTCAGTAGGCTCTTGGACGGTTCTGACTTTTCTGGCGGCGACTCAGGTTCTTTGTCAATCAATGCTGTGTTCCCAAACAATGACCAGATCATAGGCTTGGCTGCTCATAACGGGTTCTTGATTATCTTTGGTAGAAACAACATAGCTGTCTATGGTAGTCCTATCGATGTTACCCAGCTATACCTAGCAGACTTTATCCCTAATGTAGGCTGTGTATCTAGGGACTCTATACAGAACACGGGTACGGATATTGTATTCTTGTCTGACGGTGGTGTTCGTAGTCTACAGAGGGTTATTCAGGAAAAGTCCCTACCTATGCGGGATATGTCCAAGAATGTCCGTGATGAACTCATGGTTTCTGTGGCATCAGAGACAGCCGCTAATATCAAGTCTATCTATTATGAAAGAGATGCTTTTTACCTACTGTCTTTACCTACCACTAAGGTAGTCTACTGTTTTGATACCAGAGGTACCCTTCAGGATGGGGCAGCAAGGGTAACGATCTGGGACTCTATGGAACCAAAAGCCTTCTGTGTCAATAATTCTAAGGAACTCTTGGTGGGCAGACCTGGGTACATTGGCAAGTATTACGGGCACTTAGACGACACTGCTACCTATCGTCTTCAGTATTATACAAACTACTTTGACTTCGGCAGTCCGACAGCCTTAAAATTCCTTAAAAAGATAGGATTTGTGGTTATTGGCGGTTCTGGGGATTCTGTAGCTGTCAAGTGGGGCTTTGACTACAAAGAAAGTTATCAAAGTACCACAAAAATACTTGACACAGGCACAGTTTACGAGTATAATATTGGGGAATACAACATAGCCGAATACTCTAATGGTATTGTCTTAGACCAGTTTCAGGTCAATGCCACCGGCAATGGCACAGTGTTACAACTTGCATTAGAAGCAACAATCAATGGTGATCCTCTTTCTATCCAGAAAATCGATGTCTATGTCGCACAAGGGAAAACAGTATGAGTAATTACACAAAAGCAACTAACTTTGCAACCAAAGACGGCCTTACCACTGGTGATCCAGCCAAGGTTGTTAAGGGTACTGAGATTGATACAGAATTTACTGCCATTGCGTCTGCTATATCATCTAAGTCAGATAGCAATAGTCCCACATTTACAGGCACTCCAGCAGCGCCAACAGCCTCAGCAGGCACCAATACTACACAAATTGCTACTACAGCGTTTGTAGCTGCTGCTGTTTCATTGTCTATACCTAGTGGCGGTATTATTATCTGGTCTGGTGCAGCTAATGCTATTCCTTCTGGTTGGTATCTATGTAACGGTTCTAATAGCACACCTGACCTAAGAAACAGATTTGTTATCGGTGCTGGCTCTACATACAGCGTAGCTGCTAATGGTGGTTCTAAAGATGCTATTGTTGTATCGCATACGCATTCGTTAACTGCAACTACTGGTTCTGGTGGATCACACTCTCACTATGTAACAAACGGAGAGTCGTTTGGTAACGATGGAACTTCTAGTGCCGAAGAGACTATAAACTTAGCAGATGGTCTTGGTGGTAATGTGAACCAGTACATCCTAACAACTTCCAACAACACCGCTGATTTTGCAAGGTCCAGCACAATTGCTGACCATACGCACAGTATATCAGGAACTACTGATTCAGCAGGTTCTTCAGGTACTGATGCTAATCTGCCCCCATACTATGCACTTTGCTACATTATG